TTCTCCTTTCTCCGCGGGGCACGAGGCCCCGCGGATTCATAGAATCAAGATTAGATATAGAAGCCGAAGCAAACGCCCCTTGAAGCGCTGGCGTGGTAGCTGACGGCGCTGCCGCTGCTGTCCACAGCGCAGAAGGCGGTGCTGTTGCTGCCAAAAGGAGAACGCTCCCACCACCATGTAGCGTCGCCGTCTGCGTCGAGTTTTACGCGGTTTGAAGGATTCTTAAAATACTCAAATTGCATTCCGCGGTCGGGCTCTTTTTCAGTCCAGTTCTGCTCGCCGAAGATTTCGACCTCGGAGAAGAGCCAGAGCTTGTCCTCAAAAGTATGTGCGCCGCTGCCAAGAGTACGAGGCTTGATAATCGCATGAAGCTCGTCGGGAAGAACAGCGAAGACCTCTTCATTAAGATAGCGGCGCATTTCAGTTGCTTCCCAGCCGCCCTTGTTGGTCCAATCGTTGTTCATGCGGTGCTCTTCGCGCAAACAGTTTTTCAGGCCGATAACGCCTTCGTCCATAACGACAAAGGTAACCTCTTCGCCGTTCTTAAGTACCTCAGAGATTTCGTCTCCTACTCTGAGAGCGGAGCGGTCAAAATCCGCCCAGCTAAAATCTGTTGTTGTTTTCTTCGTGATAATTGCCATAGAAGAATACCTCCTGTAAATTTTTATATTGCTTATAAGAGCGTCTTGCCCTTGAAAAGCCGTCTGACAGTCCATACGCTGGAGAAGTACATCGGCGTAAACCAATAATTCTCCAGCGTATCATTTGAGCACATGGGCTCGGTCAAAGTGTTTCCTATTTTAATATAGGCCGCTGCGCCAAGTAGCGAGAGTTGTATGTAGCACATCAAGGCGGTAGTGTAGTCAATGTCCTGCGCTACGACGAGTACGTGATTTTGCCAGTTGAAGCCAACCTTTTCAAGTCTGCGTCGCGCTTCATGTATTCCGGCAATCAGAGTAGCACCGGCGCCGCAAGCGCAATCATTTATTGTGATGTAGCCTTGCTCTTCAACTTGCGGCACTAATTCGCCGATACTGATTTTAGCCATAAGTTCGCAGACGTGATATGGTGTGAAGAATTGGCCGCCTGCGTCATTGCCGAGGCCGAGATTCATAAAGATAGCACCGAGAAAGTCCTGCTCGGGATTTTCCTCAAGAGCCATTACCGTATCAGCCGTGAGCTGAGGAAAGACGCTACGCTCCTGCTCGTTGTACTTCTGAATCGTTTTCAGGTAGAGCGCCTCGCGTTCTTCATAATGAGATTTGTCTACCGGATTCGATAATGCACAAGCGAACATGACGACGAAGTCTTTCCATACCTCCCACGGTGAAAAGCGGTGGGTAAGCTCTCGGAAGTGCTTTATAAAAGGTTGGTCACTCTGTGACCCTACACGCTTACTCATACCGAGACCTCGAATATAGCGTATTCTGTATAGTCCTCGTCTCTCCATACATAATCGCGGAGGGGCTTAGGCGTTACCTGAACAACATAAATCTTCATAATGATTTGCCTCCTTGTTTTTCCAGCATTTGTCAGCTGACATTTATTATTATTATGTCGTGTTTTACTGATTTTGTAAGCCGACGAAACGCACAGACTTTTACTGATTTTAGTAAACACATCTAACAGGGTTTACTTTTCACGGTTTTCGTGATATAATATATAGTACACTCTCGAACTCAGCCGGCTTTGCAGCCGGCCGAGCTCTTGAGCGCCGAGGTTAGTCGTCGGTTACGTATTCATAGTATTCGGTATCGCTGGCGAAGAGCATGTACTCTCCGTTTACCAATCCCATGAATCCGTAGGCGGTGTAATAGCCGTCCATGATTGGCCTCCTTTCTGAGCTCTTGCTGTTCCAGCAGCATGGGCTCTTTTTATTTGTCAAGCATTTCCACTTGACATTATTATTTTACCGTGTTTAGTAAGAAAAGGGAGCGCGCTAAACAGCCGGGATTTGGCGACAATTTCGCGAACTTCCTATGCGTTCTTACCGATAATAGTAAAAAGGCCGAGACCGTCCCATAAAGGAACAGCCTCGGCCTTTATAATTAAAGAAGACTATTTACTTTTGCCTGTACTTCGGCGTAGTTATAACCGGCAGCTTCAAGCCGCTTTTTACGGTCTGCGCCGTTTCCCCATTTGCCCTGAATCACTTCGCGGGCAATCTCTTCAACGGTTTTCTTCTCCGCAGCGACGGCCTGCCCCTGCTCAGTCGTGATATAGGTACTAAAGCCCGCAGCTTTCAGCTTAGACGCCATAGAGATAGCGTTAGACTTCTGGCTGAACGCGCCGACCTGAATCTTATAGAGCTTACCGACTTTAACCATATAAGTGTCAAAGCCCTTAGCCTTAACCTGAGCCAGCATAGCATCTGCATTAGCCTTCTTACTAAAGGCTCCCGTCTGGACGCGATACAGGACTCCAGAATCGCCCATGGTGGGCTTTTCAGCCTCAGCACTGGTATTTATACTCCCAAGTCTTTTGTTGACCTCAGAGGCAATCTGGGACATTCTGGAGTAGAGATAATCGCCGGGACAAGACTTGTTTGCGTAGTCGCGGTGAACGGTCATATTACAGCCGTTTCTGTGATTTACGCGGTCCGTCTTATTGCCGGACCAAACGAGCTTTTTAATGCCGTTGCGCTTGCAAATATCGGTCACGAGGTCCAGCATTCCGGCATAGGCCCTGTCATTTACAGCGTAGGGGTGGGTAGTATCGCTCGCGACCTCGATAGTAATTGCGCGGTGGTCATTTGCCGCGTTGGAGGAGCACCAAGAGCGGTCTTTTTCCTCGCAGTACATACCGATACGACCGTCAACGCCGACGCCGTAGTTAGAGGACGCTTGACGAGAAGTCGGGGCGAATACGTTGCCCAGAGTCTCAACGGAGCACTGACCCACGACACAGTGAATCGTGATAGTATCAATGGCAGATTTACGAGGGCTCGTCTTATTAGGCGAGATTTTGGTATAGCTTACAAGAGGGCTATTACTCATTGCCTGCAAACTCCTTTCCCAGTTCATAGACGGCAGCCTCAATCATAGCGTCGAGCTTATCAGCGTCAACGGTGATATTGCGAGCTGCCAGCCATTCCAGTACGTACGCCTTCTTTTCTTCGCCGCGCCCGGAGCCGACGTAAATCTGTTCGGCGGCGGCAACGGCAATCTGTACCCAGCCCGCAATCTCGGTCTGCTGCTGGGCGGTAGTCTTGCTCTTGATATAAGGAATCACAATGGCGGTAATCACCGCAGCGATAAGAGCAAAAACAGCCTCGATAATAATGGTAGCGTCAAACATGTTTTAGACCTCCTTTGAGTCGTTATATATTTCAGGCCCGTATTGTTTACGGAGCTTGATTCTGTTTTCGGCTTTCGCCTTACTGTAGTAAAAGCCGGTCGCGGTTGCGAGTTCCGCGAATACGGCAGGAATCAGATAAGCGAGCGGCGTTGTATCGCCGGTTTTCCAAACAACCGCCAAAGTAAAGACCGTCACCACGAGAGTGACGGCCCCTACACAGGCGAGTATGACTTTTGAAAATTCGCGCTTTTTACGCCTCATCAGGCGGCTGGACAGGCAGCTCTAAGAACTTATTATGGAGGTCGTCCATAACACCGTTCTCGCCGAGAGAGTGGTACTGCTTCCAGCAGTTTTCAAAATTCTCTCTGGCGTAAATAGGAGCGTACCCGCGTTCCTCCCACTTATTGAAGTCGCTTATCATCTGGCTCCTGAGTAATGCCTGCATACCGGCCTTAACGGCTGCGGTATCGCTCGCGTTTTTCTTGACAAGAGAGTGGAGATACTTGAATACTGCGCCGATTAGGGCAGGCACGCCTAAAAGGCACAGCCATTGGTAAACCGTCATTCAGTTACCTCCTCCCAGCCGTATACGCCGGGCTCCCAAACATTAGCGTCGCAAGTGCTGACCCAGTGTTTATCGTTGTGAGATACCTTATCGCCGAGAGTGTAGGCGTCAACTGCACCGACGGGCTGGGACCATTCAGGCCACTCTGCAGCAGGGTCGCCAAGCTCTTTCCAGAGGCTTGTGGACACGTCGGGCGTCCAGTCCTCCTGAGAAGTGTGCGCCTGCAAGCAGCGGTAAATCTTGCCCCCGTAAGTGCAAATGGCATTTGCCGCATACGCAAAGGCAGTTACCCACGCCGAAAACTGCTCGGCATGCTCAGTGATAGTCACGTCGTCCAGCTCTCCGGACTCAGCCATCTTAACAAAGACGATACTTGCTGCAGAAGGTGCTTTGCTTTCAGCCAAAGCGTTCAGGTCAGCCTCAGTCGTGTAGAACTCTCCTGCATGGTAATAATAAAAGCCGGGAGCAACCTCAGCAGGTACGCTCTCGACCTCAACAAGTGTATGACTCTCACAAAGATACCCGATAGGCGCGACCGCCCAGAAGGTATTAGAGTCATTAGAATAAATTGCGTCGGCATGCTCCTTATCGCTAAGAATGACAACGCCGTTTGCCTGACGCCTTACGTAGCTCGGGTGCTCGCAGACCTCGACGACTCTTTTATTAGAATCAACGATTAAGTACATAATGCTTCCCTCCATTTAGATTTATTATTCGGGTGAAAACCGTACAGCTTTCTAAAATACTCGTCCATTCTCTGGACAGCTCGAAAACTGTTACCGCGTTTCATGTGTCCGCGAAAACTCTCATAGGCTTTGCATACATCACTCAGCAAGAACTTGCGGAGTACGTACTTGCCGTTGATTCTTACCGTTCTGCCTTCGAGGACCCAACGCTTGAACTTTTTGAGCTTGCGCCGCATTTTTCTAATGGACTCAAAACTCATTTTACGCAAGACCTTACCGGTCTCGGTTAGGGTGAATCGTACTTGCAGGAACTTAAAGCCTCTGCTGAGCGGTACGATTTTAGTCTTTTTCGTATTCAGAATTATGCCAAGCGACTGACAGACCTCTTTCATACGAGCAAGACAATGTTTTAAGTGCTCCTTATCGTGATGTATCAGGTAACCGTCGTCCATATATCTGGCGTAGCCCTTAATAGCAAGCTCTTCTTTTATAACGTGGTCAAGCCTGTTTGGAAGAGCAAGCGCAGCGGTCTGAGAGATTTGACTGCCGAGGCCGTAGCCGATAGGACCGAAGTTATCAAGGCACTCGTTTGCGAGTGCTCTTGTGCGGTCGTCGTGGATTCTCTTTTCAAGCTCTAACTTAACCGGCCAGTGCTGTGCATTGGCGAAGTAGTTAGAAAAGTCAAAGAGAAGTACATAGCCCTCCGTGCCATACTTTCGCCAGTGTCTTTGCAGGTGGCAGGTTAAGCGATTCAGGGCAAAGTCAATGCCCTTATTCTGCGTACTCGCGCCGTTGTCATATATGAGAGACGGCTTGAGCGTAGGATTGACGGCCTTATCGCAGAGGGTGCGCTGCACAACGCGCTCGCTGATATGAATACTTCTGATATGACGCATTTTCCCTCGGTCGTACAGGTCGAACTCAATAAAGCCTCGGCTCTTATACGTACCTGCGAGAAGCTCGCGCCGGGTGTTCGCAGTATTCGTCACGATATTAAAGCGGTAGCTCTGAGTAGAGCTTTTCCAGCCTACACCTTTACAGCAGATATGGCCGGAGTTATACAGATTCTCATACGAGAAAACGTCCTCGAAGTCTCCGCAGGATTTGCTGAGAGCAAGGCGTTTCTCTTGTCGTTTCTTCACTCGCCGCTGATAGCGAGCTTCATGTCGTTCTTCGCTTGTCATAAATAAAAATTGTCCCCTTCGTACAGTGATTTGTTTTGTGCGTGAGATGTAACTGCATAGTAGTACCGCCCATGAAATACGGTCCACGCAGACCGTACCATGCAAGCAGCGTCCGAGCGACTACATCGAAGGAGTGTTTTAGCCCGAAGGCAGGGTACGAGTTATCCTTCCATAAAGGTACTGATTTCAGGGGTCGGCTGAGCCGCCTCCTACTTTGTCTGACCTGATTCCTTATGGAATCCGAAGCAAACGCCCCTTGAATTGCTGGCGTTGTTGTTGTTGGCGTTGCCGTTGCTGTTCACATTGCAGAAGTTGGTGCTGTTGCTGCCATTAGGAGAACGCTCCCACCAATTGTTCGCAGTAAAAGACAACAGTATCATAACAGGACCCATATACTGATTAAGGGAGCTTTTTATAGCGCTCCTTATCAGACTTTTTAACACCGGAAATTAGCTTTGCTTCCTCGGTAATCAAGGTAGCCCATTCTTCAAGTGCATTATCAAGCCATTTGAGCTTTTCAGGATTCTGCTTGAGAAGGTCTGCCATAATACCGAGCTGGCCGATTAGGGCCTGCAAGGTAGCGTTAGCCTCGATTAGGTGGTCTCGGCGAAGCTGTACTTCATGCTGATTTCCGGGAAAAATGCTGTTTGCCTTCTTGACCTCGTTATATACGGTATCGGCAAGAGCACTAAGCTCCTGAGCACCGTAAAACGTGTATCTCTTAGGCATTTTCAAGCAGCATTTTCGCGTATGTACGGCAAGCTGACGAGCAGTCTCTACAAACTGGACCGTACTGTCGCCGCGCATTGATTTATATACCGACATAGACTGAATACTCCTTTTACCGGGGCCACAAGGGCCCCGGATTTACTAAAGATAGTAGATTAAACACAGAAGCCGAAGCAAACGCCCCTTGAAACGCTGGCGGAGACGGCGTCGGCGTTGCCGCCGCTGCGCACAAGGCAGAAGCCGGTGCTGTTGCTGCCATGAGGAGAACGCTCCCACCAAGAGTTCGCAGACCCGGAGCCGTTGGAGAGGTACTTGATTCTGTTTGCAGCAGTAGCGAAATAGTCATACTGCGAGCCCTCACCGGACTTAGAGTAAGTAACCGAGCCGAAAATCTCAACCTCAGAGAAGAGGAAGACCTTCATAGCGTTTGTGTTAATCGTAGAGCTCTGGCTGCCGGCAGAGGTCTTTTTGTTGACGCTCTTAAGTACCGCCTGCAAGTCGGAAGGCAGAGCAGGAAGCAGCGTACCGGTCAACCAAGTATACATAGCAGACCCGGTAAAGCCGCCGCTGTTTGTATTAGAGCTGTTCATCTGACGAGTAGAAGCCATCAGGTTTTTCATACCGAAGGTAATACCTGCCTTGCCGGAGCCGTCAGCCTTATCGTCATGACTAAAGCCCATAATAACGAGAGTCAGTTTTTCACCAGAGACGGTAATATCAATCTCATCGCCTACGCTCCAGCCTACATCGTCCCAAGTACCTGCCTCGGATACGGACGCAATCGTCTCCCAGCTGTTATCTGCAAGAGTTGAGCTAATCGTTGTACCGGTAACTGCGCAGGTCTTGTTTGCAGGTGCAGTATGATTAGTACCGGCAGCAACAGACACGGTAATTGTCGCAGAGCCGTTACCCTTCAAGGTAACAGTGATAGTCGTACCGCTTACGCTGACCGTAGCCACGCCGGTATTACCAGAGACAGCGGAAATTGCACCGTCACCTGTACGGGTAACAGCAATCGTTTTTGTCGTACCGACTGCGCCGGTAATTGTCAGGCTTGTAGGCGAGATACTCAAGGAGCCCGCCGCTTTTCCAATCGTCCATGCGACAGTCTTCGCGGTAGTTGTACCGTCAGGCCAACGATAGTTAGCGCCCGGAGTAAAGGTTGCGTTATAGCTGCCGGCGTTAGTACCGGAAGTAGTACCACCGAGCGTCATCTTTGCGCTGTCGTAATTACTCCATGAAGGAGACTGCGCGGAGCCTGTATAAGTCAGACTGCCGCTCTGAGTAGGTACGGTAAGGCTTGCTCTACCGATACTCCACGTTACGGACTTAGCCTCAGTCGTGCCGTCGTACCACTGGTAACCGTCCTTCGGCGTAAAGGTTGCGGTATATGTTCCCGCGTTAGTGCCAGAAGTTGTGCCACCGATAGTCATAACTGTAGCGTCGTAGCTGTTCCACGAAGGAGACTGCGCGGAGCCTGTATAGGTCAAGCTGCCGCTCTGGGTAGGTACGGCGTTGATAGTGTTCGCAATTTTGGTAATTGCTTCAAGCGCAGCACTTGCGTCCTTCTGGGCAGACTTTGCAATTCGCGCAGTGGCATCAATAGCGTCTTGAACATTGTCTGCGCCGAGCTCTTCGTTATCGGTATAGCCGATGTCTTGCGCAGCCGTCCCATGCGGATTTCCGCTTTTTGTCTGGCTATGGTCATAAGCGATTTTGCCGCGGTCGCCCCGGTAGGCACTCTCCGCTGTTTCGCCGAGCTCAAGGTCAGAGCCCAAGTCGGGAAGCTGCTCGGTAGGAACTTTACCGGATTCGTCAAGGTCTGCCTTATTGCCGAGAGTCTCGTCAATCTTATCCATATTGGCGTTAATGTCGGCAATGTCGGCGAAGTCCTCAGCGCCCGGCTTTTTGAGTCTATACTTATCTGTGTAAGTAGCCATTTAAGGTAAAACCTCCTCTTTTACATGTTTCCACGTAATAGCACTCAGCTCTCCCCACGTATAAGGGAGGACTTTCGCCCACGTGTTATAAAGCAATTCAACTGTAAAAACCATTTCATACGGTAAAACGCGCTCAAGCAAGTCTGCGATAATCGCCTCTTGCTTTTTAGCGGTAAGCGCGACCTTAACGTTAACCGTGAAAATCGCAGTTTGAATTGTCAGCGCATAACCGCCGACTCCGCATAAGGACTCAAGCATAGAAGCAAGGCCTTTTCTCGTATACGGGATATTTTCGTTATATCGAGTAAGCAGTCTAAAGCGGCGGTCGTCCAGTGTATCGGTGGCAAAGGGTGTAATGCTCAGCATTTTCTCACGCCGAGCAATACCGAGCTCCGTTGCCTCCAATATAAACTGGTCATTCATGCAGTCCTCGCAGGCCTGCCAGATAGCTTGTACTTCGGGCGTCTCTGCGTCCATAATGGCCCGCATTTCGGTAACGTCCTTTAATACTTCCGGCAGATAGCTCTTGAGGTCAATCGTTCTGATGTTATTAAAATTAGTCATTGATGAACGACCCCCTTACCGCTACAGCGTCAGCGGCAAGAGTCACGTTACCGGTCTGCGCGTTAAGCGTTGTTCCCGCAATATCCACAATACCGTCCAATGCCAGCAAGCGAGACTCAATCTGAGATACGCGTACCAGCAAATTAGCCTCTTTACTCCAAGTAGAGTTGAGGTCGTAAAAGTAAGCGTCAATCGCCTGCTGGATATACGGTAAGCAGTCTGCAAGCTCCCAGCCGTCCGCAAAGGTAAGAGTCGTTTCAATATCGATAGTCGTACCTTCCACGCCGACTACGGTAACCTCGTGGTCGATAGGTGCAAGGCCGATACCCTCACCGGTGTTCTGCGTCGGGTCGATAGCCGTCTGGACAGAATCTACCAACTCGAGAGAGGGAGGGCCGTAGTCGCTGTCTGTGATAACGAGCTTAACTGTGCCGGGGCCATTCCATGCGCGGTAAGGCTTGCAGCCGCCGACGCCCGGAAGTGCTTCCGTGACCTCAATATACTGCGCCTTGTTGAAGCTGTAGGTCTGATTTGCAAAGCTGTTCAGGTATCTCAGTCTCAAAGCCTCGGTACTTTCTTCGTCTTCGCCGTTAATAACGATTGCCGTTAGCTCAGCAGAAGCAAGACCGTCAATATACTCAATAGGAATGAGCAGACCGACATACCCGTTAGGGTCAGCGCCTGCGGTTTCACAGGTCATATAATACTGGCCATCCCCAACTCGCTCGGTCGCTACCCAGTTATACTTATCACAAGAGAAACGGGAGCCGATAGGAATGTCCATACTAAACTCGCCGATACCTACAGCGGCATTTGCGGCATGGGGGTAAATACCTCGCTCAGCGCAACGCTTAATCAGGTAGTCACGACTTGCCGTATCCGCAAAGGTCTCGTTGAGGATAGTATCAAGCGCTACATAAATCATAGCGCTCTCAATGGAATTAGGAGCTAACGCGTCGAAGATGATAGAGCCTTCTCGCTTATCAAGCGTAGACGCTACTCTTGCAAGTTTTTCCTGCAAAAGAGCTTCATACGTTTTAGCCTCGTACATTAGATTTCCACCTCCGATTCAATATCGCCGAAAATAGTGTGCGCCGTAAAAGTTACGTGCACGGTCTTCTTTCCGGTCTCAAACTCGAAGCCGTCCACCGCAGTAATTCGGTCGTCCTGCAGGAGGGCCTCTGTAATGCAACGCTTAATTTCAGGGAGCGCGTACTCTTTAGGCTGACCGATAAGCTCTCTAAGCTCTACGCCATAATTCCACGAATAAATCAGGTAGGCGAAGCGCTCTGTACTGAGAATCAGGTAAATGGCCTGTCTCACAGATTCAAGGTTATCAACCATGCCGCGGATTCTTCCGGACTCAATATCCAGAGCGTAAGTAAGGCTCGGCTGAACTTCGACCTCAAGCGTTAAAAGGTCGGTTTCAACAGCAGGTGTCATACTAATCATGCTGGCGCCTCCACTCTGTCTAAGATAATAAACTTTTGACCTCCGTCTGTTCGGAGCATTATAACCTGTTCGCCGACCTTTAAGGCCAAGTGAACGCGATAGGCTTTTGTGCCCTTGTAAGCATGCTTATGACTCGAAAAAGCAGAGTCGCCGCTGCCGCCGGAGGTCTCTTCGGTTTCATGGTCTACCGTCATTCGGACGGTATAGTCTCGCACCGCGTTTGTCAGAATAAGCTGCGCTGCGGTAAGCTCTAGCTTTTGGTCTACCTGTACTTTCAGCGGCGAGATACTCGTCACTTTTCCAAGGGTAAAAGCAAAAGGCTTGCCGGCATTAACAGCCTCGACGGCGGCGCGTTTTACATCGCCTAAAAAGGCGGTCATATCAAGTGACAAACGTACCACCTCGCAATTTCAGGTCCATTAGGTGCTGATTCTGCTTGAACTTGTGCGTCACCTTTTCCACGAGTAAGTAGCTCTGGATAGCAATGTCGCCAAGGTCGAGCTTGACAATAACGGACGAGCCCGCTCTTACTCGTAAATCACCGATAGCCTCGGAGATGGAGAGGGAGCGGGTCTTTGTATTATAGAGTTTCAGTAGAGCTTCAGCCTTAGCCGCGCCACTCGTAGAGAGCTCTACGGTGTCGGTATACTGCAGCAAGCCCCACTTGTTAATATTCGAGCTGTCCTTCGCAATGAAGATTTCACGCTTACCGGCGTCTTTGTTCTCAAATGTAATTTTGATTTGATTGTAGGTCTGACTGTCAATCGTGCTCGAATATGTGTAGTTGCTGATAGTGTCTGCATCGATTAAGAGGTTGAGCTTCATGTTCTCGATGTTTTGCAGCGTTAGCTTGCCGACTTTATCATACAGTACATAGAGCTGAGTCTTTGCCTGTAAGGTCTCGTCAAGTGCGTTCTGTGCAATATCAAAAAGCGTGGTATTATCCTCGGTGCGCGACGCAATCACGTGGCCGGTATCTTCGAGAGTACCTACGCTGAGTCCGAAGTCCTCAGCAATCATTTTAATGACTTCGCTGGCCTTCTTATTGCTGTAAACGTAGGTATCTTTATTCTTGAAGTACCTGAGCTGGTCGTAGGCGGTCACCTCAATAAGATAAGGTGACCGTCCGGACCTGCTTTTGGTAAAAATAAAGCCGTAAAACATATCCGTCCCATCGACGGTCAGTTTTACGGCGTTTCCTTCCTGAAAGGACAAAACGTCGTCTTTGACAACCGAAAACTTCAGCTTACCGGGTGCGCCCTTGCGGTCCCACTCAAGGCTGATTCCTTCCTCAACAATGGGGTAGTATATCGCGCTGCCGTTCTGAATAATAAGGTCTACTTTCATGGTAACGTCAACACCTGCCCCACATAAATAAGGTTAGGATTCTTAATCTTGTCCTTATTCAAATTATAGATTTCGGTATACTTCGCGCCGTTGCCAAGGTACTGCTTTGCGATATTCCAGAGGCAGTCACCTGCCTTGACCGTGTAGGTCTTAGGTGCAGGCGCGCTGCTGTCGTCGCGTTTCGTTTCCTCGGTAACGGTAGGCTTGCTCTCGTCTGCCGGTTTCACGACCTTTACTGTTTTTGTAGAAT